CGCCATCAGGCTTCGTGGCCCGCAACCCCGCGAACCACGCTGACCAGTGGTACGTCGCGCAGGAGTACGCGGAGGCGAACTTCGACCTGGCGAACCCGCTGCCCCTGGAGGAATCATGAGCCTCGTCAAGCGCCTGCTGGACAACGCGTCGCTCCTCCGCGAAGCCGCCGACCGCATCATCATCGCGCACCTCGAAACCGCCCTCACCCGCCTAACCGAAGCCAGCGCCAGCCTAGAGAACGAAGGCATGAGCATCGACCCGCGCACGGACCCGCCCCCGTGCGACGCGGAGCGGGACCTGGAGGAAGCATGAGCGCCTGGCGAGCAAGCTTGCAACGGATGCTGCGCGTGCGAGCGCAGTGGGACGCGGCGCCGCGCGTGTGGCCGCCGCAGTTGCGGCGAACCATCGACGCGGCAGAGCGAGCAGAGCGCTCGCGGGAAGCGAGGACGACCATGTGGCGTGACGCGAAGAACGAACTCCCACCCGTCGGCCTGACGGTTCTAGCGTTCGGGTACATCGCGCCTGACGGGCGCTCGTGCGTGACCATCGACCGCATCCTGAACGTGACTCACGGCCCGTACTGGGACCGGAACGACGTGGTGACGCATTGGGCGCCGCTCGAGGACGTTCCGACCCCTGACGAGTGACCAAAGCGAACGCCCCCCGAAGGGGGCGTCGCCGGAAGGAGCAGAGGCATGAACCTCCACCGAGAGCAGCTTACCACGCGCCTGCAGCGGCTTGACGCGTGCATCGAGCGCCTGTGGGACCAGCGAGCGTACGCGGAGCATGGGCTGCGGCACGCGTGGCTGTCTGGCTTGATTCGCGGGAAGCTCGCCGAAGCGAACGCCGAGGTCATCGTGCGCACGGGCGAGTTGGCGCGGGCGGGGGCCTGCCGTGGCCGGTAGTCTGCTGCTGGCGTTCCTGTCCATCGTGGGCGTTGGCTGCGCGCTGGTCGCTGCGAATGACGGGCTTACCGCGTACATTCGCCGTGGGCGCCAGCGCGGCGCCCGTAGGGGGTAGCCCGCTGTTACCCCCCGCTCGGGCGTGGCCGGGCGCTCCTGGAGCTTCTGGCGGCGCGAGGCGAAACGGACGCGCGCCCCTTTGCCCCGGGGGCGCGCGTTCGCCAATGGCCTGCTCTGGAGGAAGCAGGCTTCACGCTACCACGAGCGGCTACGCCGTACGGGCCGGGGTGCTACGATGAACGAGCGCCCCCCGAAGGGGGCGCCGCTCAACTGCAGTCGGACTCAGGACGTTGCAACCTGAGAATAGCAACCGGCTGCCCGAAGGGCAAGCTCATGCAGCACGAACCTCAAGTGACAGGCACCATCGACGCTCTGGCCGAAGCGACCCGGCATCTTGCGGACCCGGGGTTGACGCTGCAAGCGAAGGGCGTGTTGGCGCTGCTGATAACCGGAATCGCCCACGACGCTGCGGGCATCTTGCGAGTCACGCTGGAAGACCCAGCCATCGTGCTGCGGGCGCTCGCCGAGCTGCGCGCTGCTGGAGTCGTGGCATGAGCGACCAGGACCGCCACAGCATCCGAGATGACCGCAAGCTGCCCGTGTTCATCCACAGCGAGATTGACGACTCGGGCTTGGACGTGTACGAGCGAGCCGTCTACCTCACCCTGAGTCGCCGCGCGGGCTCATGCGGGGAGCATTGGGAGTCCGTCGCCAACATGGCCGCGCGCCTCGGCATCGGCACCACGAAGGCGCGCGAGGTCCTGCGAGCGCTGGAAGCGTACGGCCTCATCGAGCGCGAAGAGCGCACGGGCGACACCAGCATCTACACCCTCACGGACCCGAGCGCGTGGTCGCTGCCCGAATCCCGCGTGACCCCAACGCCACGCGTTGAGGGGGGGCAACGCCAGGCGTTGAGGGGGGCAACGCCAGGCGTTGCCAAAGGTACTCCCCCTAAGGTAGTCCCTCAGAAGGCAGTAACCCCATCCTCTAGCAGTGGGTACGTAGCAGCGCCGCCGTCCCGGGTTGAGGTCGGGGAGCGAGCCATCTCGGCAAGCCAACGACGCAAGGCCAACAGCTACGCCAGCAGCATCCTGAGCCAGCAGCACCAGAGCGTCCGCAGGGTGCTGGATGACCTTCAGAGCATCTACTCCTGGAAGCCAGCGCAGTTCACGGTCATCGCGCAGACGGTCCTCGACTGGGTGCGGGACCACGGGGAAGAGCGAGTGCGCGAGGCGCTGTTCGCCACCATCGGCACGGGCGCGACCATCAACCAGCCCATCACGTACGCCAAAGCCATCCTCACCAAGACCGCCGCCGCGAGCCCCACCGGGAACGGCGGCGTTCGACTGCCAGACCTCGACCAGCTCTTCGGAAGGAGCAACGCATGATGGACCTCATCGGACGCGAGCGAGACGGGCGTTTCGTCATCGGGAGCGACCAGCGCGGGTGCCAGCATTGCGGCACCGTGGAGTCGCACGTCAGCGCGTGCGGTCGCGTGGAGTGGAAGCATCCGGGCGTGCTGTGCTGCCGGGATGCCGTCAAGGACCAACTGCGGTACCGAAAGGACGACCTCGCCGCGTTGCGGCGCAAGGCCGAAGACGGAGCTCGCGCGGTGCAGGAGCTGTTCGACCGGGGGCAGCAGGCCATCGGGCGCGAAGCGCAAGAGGCGCAGACCACGGCGCAGCGCGCGGAGCGAGCGCACCAAGCGCGGCTCGCCGCGTGGCGCCCGATGATTGACGACCTCCGCAGCGACGTGCAGCGGTACGAGGACGTTCTGCGAGCGTGGTTGGAGTGAGCGGCCGCAGCGGCATCCCGATGGGACGCTTGCCCCTCGCGGTCACCGAGTGGACGGGCTCGCTCTTGGAGTTCGCGCGCACGCGTGACGGCGTCATTCACGTGCGCCCGTATGGCAGCCCGCACGCGCTGTGCGGCAAGCCCGTTCCCGCTCATGTGAAGAACCGCACGGGCGCCAGTAAGGGCCGGCGGGACATCGAAGGCACCATCGTGTGCTATGCCTGTCGCATGCAACACGAGCGACAGGTCGGACCCTTGGGTGACACGCTGCCGTGATTTGGGTGGTCGCGTGGGCGCTGGCAGTGATGCTGCTGCTGGCGTTCTTCCACGAGGCCACGCGCAAGAGCGACTGGGAGCAACAGGTGGACGACGAAGCCCAGCTGGCGTACCTCGAGAGGTGGCGGCGCGAGCGTGCGCGTCAGTGAACGCGCGTGGCAGGCGCAGGTGCTCGCGCTCGCGCGATACTTGAAGTGGCGGGTTGCGCACTTCAGGCCCGCGCAGAACTCCAAGGGCATCTGGCGCACGCCTGTCGCGGCTGACGCGGCGGGGTTTCCCGACCTGGTGCTGGTGCGCGAGCGAGTGCTGTTCGTGGAGTTGAAGACTGACACGGGCAAGCTGAGCCCGGTGCAGCGCGAGTGGTTGCGAGCGCTCGTGGGCGCTGGCGTGGACGCGCGCGTGTGGCGCCCGAGGGACTGGGATGAGGTGCGGGAGACGCTGGCGTGAGCAACCACGGGTTCCCCATGAATCGCTTCGGTCGCAAGCCTACGCGGGACACGGTGCGGGTGGCGGTGCGCGTTCGCGAGGCGGGGTACATCGTGGATGCCGAGGACGTGTCGGAGCTCACGGGTTTGCCTGTGGGTCGCGTGCGGAAGGCGCTCGAGGCCGCTCGGAAGCGCGGGTGGGTGCGCTCGGTCGCGCGTGGGCTGTACGAGGGTTGACACGACGTACGCGGTAGCGTACACTGGTGTCAGCAAGCAACGCCCCCACGCTCTCGGAAGGAGCCACGAATGAACCGCCCACCGTACGTCAAGAAGGACCAACCCCACTACTACGTCCACACCGACGGCCGCGCGTACATCGACGCCGAGGAAACCTGCACCGCGTGCGACGGCGAAGGCTGGGTCGAGGTCGAGATTCCCGGCGGTCGCTGGAACCCCAGCGCGCAAGGCGGCATGTGGGAGCCCGACTACCGGCGCGTCACGTGCGACGCCTGCAACGGCACCAAGGCCGTGAGCATCGAGCGCTGCGCCCGCTGCGGCCACGACACCGTGACGTGCGAGTGCGACGACGACGACTTCCCGGTGTTCTACGCCGAGATGGACGCCGTGCGCGAGGTCGCCGCGCGCCTCACCGACCTGCAAGTCGCCGCTGACGGCGTCGCCGGGGGCTTGGGCTTGCAGCTCAACATCCACCGCGTGCCGTGGAACCTGTTCCACGCGCTCGCCGCGAGCCTGGAGCGGCCCGTCGAATACTACCGGCGCACCAAGGAGCACTCCGAGTTCGCGGCGTTCGCGTACCGTCCCAACCCCGAGCAGCCCCACGTCACGTTCTTCGCCAGGGAGGCATAATGGCCCTCACCCGAGAGGAGCTCGCTGCCCGCCGTCACTACGTCGGCGGCAGCGACGTTCCCGCCATCCTGGGCGTCAGCCCCTACCGGAACATCACGGACGTGTGGCTCGAGAAGACCGGGCGCATGGACCCCGACCGCACCACGAGCCGGCCAGCGGACCTCGGGAACCGCTTGGAGCGCCCGCTCGTGGAGCTCGTCGCCGACCAGCTTGGTGAGCGCGTGGAGTTCGGGCATCGCTTCACGCGAGACGACGCGGAGTACAAGGTCGCCCAGGTGGACGGCTGGATGCCTGACGTGAGCGCGCCCATCGAGGCGAAGTGCATTGGCCTCTGGAACTCCCGCTTTGACGCGCGCGACTGGGGCAGCGAGGGCACCGACCAGGTGCCGTACTACGTCCTCGTGCAAGTCGTCTGGCAGCTTCACTGCAGCGACTCCGTGGAGGGGTACGTCAGCGCGCTCCTGGGCGGCGGGTTGGGGCACCGCGTGTACCACATCAAGGCGGTGCCTGGGCTCGCGCGCGAGATTGACGACCGCGTGGACCGCTTCTGGCACGAGAACGTCCTCGCGGACATCGAGCCGAGCATGCCAGCGAGCTTGAGCAGCTACCGGGACGTGCTGCGGGAGCCGGGGAAGGTGGTGGAGGTAGACGACGCGCTGCCGTTCGCGTACGAGGCCGCTCAGGTCGCGGCGACGGACGCGAAGAAGGAACTTGATCGCGTGCGCCAGTTGGCGCTTCAGCAGATGGGCGACGCGGAGACCGGCTACACCCCCTGGGGGCACTTCACGTACAAGGCCAACGTACGCGGGGTCAGGACCTTCAGGCTTCACGCAGGAGGCAAGTGATGACCGACGCCAATGCCGCAGACCTCGCCACGACTGACGGGAGCGAACGCGGACTCGACAGACTGCGCGCCATCCGCACGGGCCCCAGCGGCGTCCAACTCGCCACGTACGCCGACTACTGGACCCTCAGCACGGCCATCTGTCGCGCCGGAATGCAGCCCGTCCTGAACTCCAAGACGGGTGAGCGCATGACCCCAGCGCAGGTCATGGTCGCCATCCAGATGGGCGCCGAGGTTGGGCTACCCCCCATGACGGCCCTCAAGAACATCGCCATCATCAACGGTCGCCCCACCATCTGGGGTGACGCGCTCCTGGCGCTGGCGTTCCGCAGCGGCATTATCGAGGACATCAGCGAGTCCATCGAGGGTGACGGTGACGCGCGCACGGCATCGTGCAGTATCAAGCGCAAGGGCCTCGCGCAAGTCGTCACGCGCACGTTCAGCGTCGCGGACGCCAAGAAGGCGAACCTGTGGGGCAAGTACGGCCCCTGGCAGGCGTACCCAGACCGCATGCTCGCCATGCGAGCGCGAGGGTTCGCGCTGCGCGACGCCGCACCGGACGCCCTGGGCGGCTTCATGCTCGCTGAAGAAGCCCGCGACCTGGACGTGACCGAGAGCGCCGAAGTGCTGAGCCGCAGCGAGCAACTGCTCGCGGACCTTTCAGGTCCCCAGCTGCCCCCCACGGCAGAACCGGAAGGAGACGAGGAAGATGCTTGAAGGCATGGATGTCCTGCGACTGTACGGGGAAGCGACCGCGCTAGAGCGACGCGCGCAAGCGGTTCTCGCGCGCGTGCTGCCCGTCACGCTGACGCCCATCGAGGCGCTCACGCTGTACCTCATCGGCGAGGGGGTCGCCACCCCGAGCGCGCTGGCTGCCGCCACGGAGCGCGCGACCCCGACCATCAGCCACATCCTGGCGAGCGCGTACCAGCACGGGCTCGTGGAGTGGCACCGCAGCAGCGAGGACGGGCGCGTGCGGCGCCTGAGCCTCACGCTTCGCGGGCATCGGCTGCTCGGCAGCGTCGAAGTCGCCAGCGTGACGCGCATCACGCCCGAGTCCATCGGTCGCGTGCGGAACATCGTGCGCGCCATGCCCGTAGCGGTGGTGTGACCGTGACCGGGCGGGAGTTCGTGCAGGCTTACCGGAACATCCTGGAGCTCGCTCGGCACGCGCGCGAGCAAGCGACCCAGCACGATGTCGAGGGCTTGCACCCGACCGCGCACACGAATCTCGTGCAAGCCCTCGCGGTCGCCTCGGACGCTATGAGCCTAGCGCTGCGCGCGAACGAGAAGCTGCTGCCGTGAAGCGCGAAGTCGCGTTCTACCGCTGGGTGAAGGACACGTGCCCGACGTGCCGCGTGCGCGGTTGCAGCGAGCCGCCCGAGCTGCATCACGTGAAGGGCGTGGTGAGCCGCAAGACGAGCATGGATTACCGCCCCAGGCAGGGTCCCGCCATCATCGCGGTCGTCCCGCTCTGCGGTGAGCACCACCGGGACGTGCATCGCATGGGGGTGCCCGCGTTCGAGCGAGCGTACGCGTGGGAGGGGTACCTGCTCGGGGTCGCGTGCGGGCTGCTTGCCGAGTACGTCATGGAGGGGAGCCCAGAATGAACCCCGTCCCGAGCGAAGACCTGGCGTTCGCGCTTGAAGCCGCAACGCGCCGTCTCGCGGACAGCGTGCGGCGCCAGCGTGACCACGCGCGCACCATCACGCGCACCATCCCGGAGCGATGGACGCAGGAGCTCGTCGGCGCGCTCGTGGAGGCGACCGTCAACCGGTACCTGGGCAGCCCGCAACCGCTGACGATGGACGGCTTCAAGCTCACGCCCGACTGCGCGCACGGAGTCGAGGCGCGCGGCGCCACCAGCTACGGCGGCAGCCTCATCGTGCGCGAGGACGACCCGCCTGAGCGCCCGTACGTTCTCGGCATCGTGGCGTTCCCGAAGGACAGCACCGCGACCGTGCGCTTGGCCGGGTGGATGACCGGGCTCGAGGCTCGCGCTGTCGGGCTGCCCGCTACCAAGGGACGCCCCGCGTGGTTCGTGAATCAGGGTCGTTTGCATGCCATGAGCACGCTCCAGGGTATGCTCACGCCATGAGGGACGACGGCGTACGCGAGCGTGCTATGCTGTACGTCGTAGGGAGGTGAACCGAATGAAGCTCACGAAGACCGGCAAGCCGTTCAAGAGCAACCTGGAACCCTGGCTGAACCGACCGCTACCCCCCGGCAAGCGCAGCGACGTGTACCGCGTGCAAGCCGAGGCGGGCGTCCTCGCGACCTGGGCGAGCATGAAACCCGCAGAGCGAGGTGAGCACCTGGCGCGAACCCTCAAGCGCGAGTGAAGCGCCAGCAAGACGCCCTGACCGCTGATGAACTCGCCTTCGCGCGCGAGTTCGGCGTCAGCCTCTCGGACATCGCGCGCCGCGCATAGGTCAACAGGAGTAGCGCATGCCAAGACCCCCCGCCAAGAGCAGGTACCTGAAAGCCATCAAGGCGAACCGTGGCGTCGTGGTTGCGGTGTGCCAGAGCCTTGGCGTGGAGCGCACGGCGTTCTACCGCATGGCGAAGCGGCACCCTGAGCTGTGGGACGCCGTGAATGAGGCGCGCGAGGAGCTCGTGGACATGGCTGAGGCGCGGTTGCATCAGCGGGTGGCCGAGAACGACTGGCAGGCTATCAACCTGGTGCTGAAGACCCTCGGGCGCAAGCGCGGGTACGTGGAGCGCCAGGAGCTCGTGGGTGACCCTGAGCAGCCGGTCACGGTGAGCATCGTGCGCGAGGTGGTGGACTCGCCCACCGTGGCATGAGCGCCATCACGCTGCGCTTGCGGTACCACGCGGCGCAGGAGCGCATGTTCCACGGTCCGCAGGTGACGCGCTTCAACGTGTACCCGAAGGGCAGGCGGTTCGGCGCGACGACGGGCGCTGGGTTCGCGGTCGTGGAGTGGGCGCTGGAGGGGCATCGCATCCTGTGGGGCGACACCATCTACGGCAACATCGAGCGGTACTTCACGCGCATCATCCGGCCCGTGCTTGAGGCGAACGGCATCCCGCACTACTGGCGAACGCACGGTAGCGAGCTGCGCATCGGGAGCGGGTACGTGGACTTCCGCAGCGCGGACAACCCCACCAACTGGGAGGGGTTCGGGTACTCCCGCATCGTGCTGAACGAGGCTGGCATCATCCTCAAGAACGAGTACCTGTTCACGAACGCGGTCCTGCCGATGACCGCGGACTACGCGGACGCGCGCCTGTTCGCCATCGGCACACCCAAGGGCGCTGACGGCCCGTTCTACCGCCTGTGGCAGAACGTCATCGCGCGCGAGCCCGGGTACGCCGGGGAGCGCTTCAGCAGCTACGACAACCCGTTCATCGACCGGGACACCATGAAGGAAGTCGAGGCCGCCATCGGGCCTGAGCAGGCGCAGCAGGAGGTGTACGGGCACTTCATCAGCGGCAGCAGCATGAGCCTGTTCACGGCAGACGAGGTGGAGGCAAGCATGCGGCGTACGCGAGCCTTCACGGGTGCCCTGCAGGTTGGCGTGGACGTAGCGTGGACGGGTGACGACCAGACGGTCATCGCCATGCGCCGTGGCACGACCATCAAGGCGCTCATCAAGCTGGCGGGCGTCAGCCCCGTGGATGTCGCGACGCGCGTGCGGCAAGAGGTCATGCGCGAGGCGCGACCTGGGGAGGTGCCGCTCGTGTGCGTGGATGTCATCGGCATCGGCGCGGGCGTCGCGGACCTCTTGAGTCGCGAGAAGAGCATGGACGCGCTGGGCGTGAACGTCAGCGAGAACGCCATCAACGGTGAGGCGTACGCGAACACGCGCGCCGAGATGGCGTTCGCGTTGCGGCAGTTCGTGCGCGAGGACGACGGCGTACTCCCCGATGACCAGGAGCTTCGCAGGGACCTGCTGGCGAGCGAGTACGAGTTCGATGCCAGGGGCCGGTACAAGCTGCCGCTGAAGGACCGCATCAAGAAGAAGCTGGGCCGGTCGCCAGACGCTATGGATGCGGTAGCCTTGAGCGTGTATCGCCCCGAGCGCACCCAACCCCGCTTCAGGAGCCTTTGAGTGCTGAACCTGCTGGACCGCATCCTACGGCGCAAGGCGAGCGCGACCACGTTCCTGGACGTGCGCGCTGTCAGCGGTTCTCAAGCCGTGTGGACGCCCAAGCAGTTCAACAAGCTCATCCAGGAGGGGTACGAGCAGGCCGTGTGGGTGTACGCGTGCGTCGGTTGGCTGACGCGCCTGGCGCGCACCGTGAAGTGGTACGTCCAGGTGGGTGACGACGAACGGGACGACCACCCGCTCGCGTTGCTCATGCAGCAACCCAACAGCGAGCAGTCGGGCAGCGTGTTCATCGAGGCGCTGTACGGGTACCTGCTCACGAGCGGCAACGCGTACATCGAGCGCGTCGGGCTAGAGAACCGCCCGGCCCTAGAGCTCCACGTGAAGCGTCCCGACCGCATGAAGGTGCTGCCAGACTCGCAGGAGCGTGTGGCTGGGTACCAGTACGAGGTCGCGGGCGAGAAGTACGCCTTCGAGCGCTGGCAAGTGCGGCACCTCAAGACGTGGGCGCCCCTGGACGACTGGTACGGCCTGAGTCCCCTAGCGGCAGCCGCGAGGGGCATCGACGTGTTCAACGCGGGCATGAGCCATAACTTGGCGCTGATGCAGAACGGCGCTCGCCCGTCGGGCGCGTGGGTGCATCAGGCGAAGCTGTCGGACCAGCAGTTCGCTCGCCTGAAGTCGGAGCTTGAGGAGCAAGCAGCGCTCGGGCGTCGGGGTCGTCCGCTGTTGGTGGAAGGCGGCACGAGCTGGGTGGAGATGGGCATGAGCCCGCGCGACCTGGACTTCCTGGCTGGGCAGTCGGACGCCGCGAGGCAGGTTCACGCGGCGTATGGCGTGCATCCCGTCATCACGGGCTTGACGGAAAGCACCTTCGAGAACCAAGCGATGGCGCTGCGCGGCATCCTCGTGAATGCCGTGCTGCCGTTCCTCGACCAGTTGACGGACGAGCTGAACGTGTGGCTCGCGCCCGCGTACGGGCCGAACGCGCGACTGCTGTACGACCGCGACGCGTTCCCTGCCCTGAGCGAAGACCAGGAAAGCCTGTGGTCGCGCGCGGACATCGGCTGGTCGAAGGGCATCATCACGCGCAACGAGGCGCGCGCGATGGTCGGGTATGACGAGCTGGACCCCGAGGTCGGGAACGTGTTCGCGACGGACGCGGCCCCGATGGACTTGAGCGGGTTCATGAGCAGCGCACGCGACCGCATCACGCGAGCCATGAACCTGGGCACGCCAGAAGCGAAGAGCGAGTACGCGCGCTCCCGGCTGGACCTCCAGCTGGGCTGGGAAGAGGTCATGCGCGCGAAGCTCGAGGACGCGTTCGCGAGCGAGCGCGAGCGAGTCATGGGCGCCATCGAGAACGCCTCGGATGCCGACGGGCTACTGGCTGAGGTGACCGAGAGCGTGAACGAGGACGCGTGGCGCGAGGTCCTGCAACCGCTGTACCTCGCGGCCCTCATCGCTGGTGGCGAAAGCGTACTGGACCGCCTCGGGAAGAGCGCTCGCGTGAAGGCAACCCCGATGGACTTAGCGCGAGCGGTGTTCGGGCTGTTCTTCCAGCAGACGCTTGACGCCGCGCTCGCGCACGTAGCGAAGCTCGCTGGCGCTGTCGCCACGACCACGCTGGACAGCCTGCGGAGCCTCATCAGCGACGGCGCGCGTGACGGCCTGAGCATCCCGGACATCGCGCGGTCCATCGACACCCTGTACCTCGAGGACATCATCCCGAACCGCAGCACCGTCATCGCGCGCACGGAAACCATCAGAGCCACGAACGCTGGCGGGCAAGCGGCGGCGAAGGGCACCGGGCTCGACCTCGTGAAAGTGTGGCTCGCCACGAGCGACGACCGCACGCGTGACGAGCACCTGGAGGCCAACGGCCAGCGCGTGCCGCTCGACAGCGCGTACGACGTCGGTGGCGAGTCGCTGATGTACCCGGGCGACCCGAACGGCAGCGCCTGGAACACCATCCAATGCCGATGCACGGAGTTCTACGAGGAGCGCGCTCCCGACGAAGCGCGCAGCATCACACCCATGAAGGGGGGTCACGCGAGTGGAGCGACCAAGCCCGACTGAGCGCATCACCAAGGACTTCGCGTTCGAACTCAAGGCCGTCAGCGACAAGGGCATCATCGAGGGGTACGCCAGCACCTTCGGCAACGTGGACAGCGCGGGCGACATCATCGCCCCGGGCGCGTTCGCCCGCACGCTTGCCTCGTGGAACGCCAAGGGGCAACCCGTCCCGGTTCTCTGGCAGCATGACGCGTACGAACCCATCGGCGCGACCGTGAGCATCAGCGAGGACGAGCGGGGCTTGCGCGTCAAGGCGCAACTGGTGCTTGACGTGCAACAGGCGCGCGAGGCGCTGGCGCTCGCCAAGGCGCGAGTGCTGGGTGGCATGAGCATCGGGTTCAGCGTCCCGGCGGTCGCGGCTGACGGCAAGGACGCCGTGGACTATGACGAGGGACTGCGCGCGCGGGTGTTCCGCGAGGTGCGCCTCTGGGAGTACAGCCTCGTTACGTTCCCCGCGAACGAGCAGGCGACCATCGAGAGCGCCAAGACCGCGCCCGAGTGGGCGCAGGAGCTCACCAGCGTCATGCGCGAGGTGCGCGACCACATCAAGGACGATGAGCTGCGCGCCCTCATGCGCGAGGTGCGCTCTGCTATCTTGACCCTGACCGACCGCCCCGCCCGGTCGCTCCCGAGCAAGGACGACGCTCTGGCCGGCGCCTTGCGTGAAGCCAACACCCTCTTGCGAGCGCACTCGCGCTCGAACTCTGGGAGGTCCGCATGACGGACGAACAGAAGCGCTTGGAAGCAGAGGTCCAAGAGACCCTGACGCTCCTGCGCTCCACCGTGGAGGAAGTGGGCGACTGGCGCAAGGCCGATGGCTTGGCGCGCGAGTCCATGACCAAGATGAACGATCGCATCGACGCGCTCACCGACGAGATGCGCGAGGTCGCGAAGCGCGCGTTGCGCACGCCCGCTGGCGGGGACAGCACCGCCGTGGACGACCAGCACACCAAAGCCGCGCTTCTGAAGTACCTGCGTCGCGGTGAGCAGCGCCTCACCGAGAGCGAACGCGGGCACCTGGAGGCCATGCAGAAGGCCCTGAGCGTGGACAGCGACCCCGACGGCGGGTACGTGGTCACGCCCCAGATGAGCGCCCGCATCGTGCAGTTCATTCGCGAGACGAGCCCCGTGCGACAGGTCGCCGACGTGCAGACCATCAGCACGGACGCGCTCGAGGGCCTGTTCGATGGCGACGAGGCAGGCGCCGCGTGGGTTGGCGAGCGCGGCACGCGCGCGGAAACCGACACGCCGCAGCTCGGCATGTGGCGCATCCCGGTGCATGAGCTGTACGCGAAGCCCAAGGCGACGCAGAAGCTCCTGGACGACGCCAGCATCGACATCGAGGCGTGGTTGCAGCGGAAGGTCGCGAACAAGTTCGCGCGCACCGAGAACCTGGCGTTCGTCCTCGGGTCGGGCGTCGGGCAACCGCGCGGGTTCATGACGTACGCGGACGGCACCACGCGCGGCACCATCGAGCGCATCCCCACCCTGGACGCGACCCACATCGCGCCCGAAGCCGTCATCAACGCCGTGTACGCTCTGAAGAGCGCGTACCGCGCGGGCGCCGTGTGGGCATGGAACCGCGCGAGCGTCGGGTACATCCGCACGCTGCGCGACGACTCGGGCGCTGCCGCTGGCACCGGGCAGTTCCTGTGGAGCCCCGGTTTCGGTGGCGAGCCCAGCACCCTCGCCGGGTACCCCATCATCGAGATGGAAGACCTCGCGGACCTGGGCACGGGCGGGAACCTCCCGGGCGCGTTCGGGAACTTCCGCAGCGCGTACACCATCGTGGACCGCATCGGCATCCGCGTGCTGCGCGACCCGTATAGCGCGAAGCCGTACGTGGAGTTCTACACCACGAAGCGCGTCGGCGGGGACGTTGTGGACTTCGAAGCCCTGAAGGTTCTCGAAGTGGCCGCGAGCTAAGGAGGCTGACGTGAACCGAGAGGAACGAACCAGCACGAAGGTGGTGCAGCTCCTGGAGCCCGCGAACGTCACGGCTACGGGCCGTAGCGCCTACGTGGACCTTCAGGGTTGGGACGCCGTGGACATCATCCTCGACTACGGCGACGTGACCGCCGCAGCCGGGGCGAACAACCTGGTGCCGACCCTGCAGGAAGCGGACGCGACTCCAGCAGCGAGCGGGTCCTATTCTGCTGTCGCCAGCGCGGACCTGGGCGGCAGCTTCACGACCCTCGAGGACGGCGTGACCGCGGACGTGGACCACGTCGCCTACCGTGGCAGCGAGCGGTACATCCACGTGCTGCTCACGGAGACGGGCACCGCGGCGGCGGTTGTCGGCGTCATCGCGGTCCTGCGGAAGTTCTCGCGGCAGCCGTCCAACGACGTGAACGTGACGACGGGCACCGTCACCTGATGACGTACCGGGTGCTGATGGAGTGCGACTGGTCGCCTGACGGCGCCAGCCTGTTCACCTTGCGCCCGGGCGAACTCGTGAGCGAGCGCGACCCTCGCCTCGCCAAAGGGTTCTTCGAAGTCGCCAAGCAGCGCGGGTGGGTTGAGGCCCTGTCCCAAGACCCGCCCGCGCCCACGACCGCACGGCGGTCCCCCGCGAAGGCGCGGACCAGCCCCACGCGCGCCAAGCGAGCGGCCCCCCTGCAGAAGGGGTAGCGCATGGGTTACGTGCCGCGCACGGTCCTGCGAGTCATCACGCCGCCAGCGGTGGAGCCCATCACGGTCGCTGACGCCAAGACTGAACTTGGCATCACGGCGGGTGACCAGGACGCGCGTCTCGCGCGCCTCATCCGAACCGCTCGGGAGCTCGCCGAGCAGTACACCAATCGAGCGTTCATCACCCAAACGCTGGGCTTGCAGTTGGACGCGTTCCCGGAGCGCGGTATCCCCTGGTGGGACGGCGTGCGACAGGTGAGCATCCAGGCGTTCACTGGTGGCGACCCCATTTGGTTGCCTCGCCCGCCAGCCATCGCGGTGACGAGCGTGACGTACTGGGACGCGGATGACACCGAGTTCACGATGGACGCGACCCAGTACGAGGTGGACGCCATGAGCGAGCCCGCGCGCCTTGTGCTGCTGTCGGGCGCGTCGTGGCCGTTCAGCGTGCGGGCGTACCGGGCTGGGTTGGTGACGTACACGGCTGGGTACGGGAGCGACCCCGCGGACCTCCCGGGCGTCATCGCGGAAGCCATCTTGAGTCACGTGCGGGACAGCGTGGAGCGACCCAACCCTGCCGTGACCAGCGAGAACATCGACAACGTAGCCGTCGCGTACGGCGGTGCTGCGGGCGCTACTGGTGCGGGGTTGCGTGGTGACGCCATGAGCATGCTGGCGCCGTTGCGCATCATGGAGGCGCCCGCGTGAACTTCCTGGCGTTGCGGTTCCTGCGCGCGAGCGTCACGCTGGAGCGGCGCGTCAGCACGGACGCGTACGCTGGGAACGGGTACGCGACGGGCGTCACGGTGCAAGCCCGGTGGTTCGATGACCATCAGGTGCTGCGCACCAGCGACGCGCGCGAGGTCACCAGCAGCGCGCACGTCACGACGCGGGAGCTCGTGAGCAACGGAGACCGCATCACGGACCCGCACGGGCGAGCGCGCGAGGTCATTCACGTGCGGCGCAACGAGGACACCCGTGGCCGCTTCAGTCACTACGTGGCGTACCTAGCATGAGCGTCAGCTTCACGCTCACCACGAACGAGCGAGCGGTCACTCGGGCGGTCGAGAAGTGCCTCGAGACAGCCCTTGTGAGGGTAGCGCTCGACTGGCATGGCAAGGCCCGCCAAGCGGCTCCTGTGGACACTGGGCGCCTGCGCAGCAGCATCGCGTGGGCCGCGCCAGGGCAAGCGCCAAGCGTGACCGTGCAGCACCCTGACGGGCGCACCGAGACGTTCACGCCCCCAGCCGTGGAGGGCTTGCAAGCCGTCGTTGGCACGAACGTGGAGTACGCGCACGCGGTTCACGAGGGGTTGCCCGCAAGGACCGTCAGCGTGCGAGCGCACTGGCGCACCATCAAGCAGGCGTGGGGTCGCCCCATCGCCCCGAGGAGCGTGAGCGTGCGAGCGCACACGAAGCGCATGCCCGCGCGCGCTCCGAAGAAGTTCATCGAGACCCCGGCGCGCCAGAACCTGCACCGGTACCAGAAGATGGTGACGGACGCCCTGAACGACCTTGGGGGTAGCGCGTGAGCCAGGTCCTGTTGGACATGCAAGCTCGCCTGTCGGACCAGGGGGTGCTGACGACCGTGGCGCTGGCGCGGTTGCCTGACGCGCCTGACAGCATCCTGGCGCTGCGGGAGTACGGCGCGGAGCGCAGCGTGGACTTCACTGGCTCGGGACTCCCCGTGCTGGAGCGCTTCGCTGTGCAGTTGGTCGCGCGAGCGAGCAAGGACGCTGGCGCGGACGCTGCTGAAGCGCTCGCGTGGGAAGCCTATCGAGCGCTTGTCGGCAAGCACATCGAGGTGACGCGCGGCAGCCTCGTGAACCGGTACGACTGGGTGTACGCGAATGCCGTGCCACACCACGCGGGTTACGACCAGAACGACCGCCCGCTGGTCATCGTGAACTTCAGCCTTCAGAGATGGGGAGACGTGACGTGACGCATACCGGGACTGTGGTGACGATGTTCTCGCACGTGAGCCGTGAGACTGAGCGAGCGCAGACCATCAAGGACTTCGCGCGCGTGGGGTGTCCCGTCGCTCACGTCCAACTGCAAGAAACGGCTCCCAGGATGCGCGAGAACCGCAGGAACGCTGCTGCCGCGCTGCGCGCGGGGGTACGCACGGCGGTCGAAGCCGACGCCGTTGGCGTGCTTCTGGTGGAAGATGATGTGGACCCGGCAGACTCGCTCGCGGAGTGGCTGACGCACCTCGAGGCGCACTCGGACCACATCACGACCCTGTACGTCCCCGACCAGGCGGCAGCGACCACGTACCCGCAGCGTCTCGCTCGCGTGGCTCGCGGCGAGCGGAAGCCGCGCAAGAGCGAGCTGGTGCCCGTGGTGCGCCTGAAGGAGTGGTGGGGTTCGCAGGCGCTGTGGTTCCCGCTCGACCTCGCGTACGAGGTCGCCAGCGATGCGCGCATGCAGATGCATGAGCATGGGCTGGGGCCGTTCGACATAACGCTGCGGGCCATCTTGGCAGAGTGGGGTGCTACCCTGCAGGTGGCCGTACCCAACGTGGTACAGCACCGTGCGCCACCGAACTTGGTGACGCCATCCCGGCCGCCCAACACGTCGGCGGCGTTCTCTCGGGGCGCGCCCGCCCCGGCCGTGAAGGAGGGCTAGGATGCCCCAAGGACGAAGCGGCCTGTCGGCCCTCACCGCTCCGAACATGCTCTTGGACGCTGGTGAGGTCTGGTTCAACATCGGCATCACCCAGCTTGAGGGGGCGGGGTCGGACCCGTGGGCTGACGCTATCGCTGTCAGCGGCGCCACGCGGTTGGGCGGGACGCGAGGCGGGAACAGCTTCAGCCCGAACCGCGTCATCAGGCAGATGCCCATCGACGGGGCCATCGGGCCCGTGAAGGAGTTCAACCGTCGAGCGAGCAGCGCGCCGAGCCTCACCGTGAACATGGTGGAGCTCACCGCCGCGAACTTGGCGCGAGCCATCGCTGCCGCGAACGAAGCGACCGCCGGGAGCTTCACGAAGATTACCGGTGGCGAAGTGGAGTCCGCGGATTACATCGGGAACGTGGCGCTCGCCACGACCATCAAGGGGAATGACATCCCGCTGGTCATCGTGGTGCAGAACGTGATGGTTCTCGAGGCGCCCGAGTTCAGCATGGCCGACGAGGACGAGACGGTGCTTGCGGTGACGTTCGTTGGGCACGTGGACGTGACGGCTGCGAACACCGAGGTGTGGAGCATCTACCACCCGACCGTGTGAGCTTGAGCGAGGGAGTTGCGGCCCCGCTGCCTTCGGGCGGCGGGGCTTGCTCATGGGGGGTTGACACGGCGTACGCGGTAGCGTATGCTGGTTTCAGCAAGCCAAACCCGCTCTCGGAAGGAGCCCACCATGACCAACACCGTCATCCCCGCCACCGAAGCCATCGACCGCATCGCCTGGAACATCGCGTACCACAAGGCCGACCACCTGAAGCGCTTCACCCCCAGCGAGCGAGCCGCAGCGACGCAAGCCCTCTGGCTCCTCGCCAACAGCCTCGGCCTCGACCACGGCGCCATCAACGCCGCCGTCGCCAAGCACTCCGCGACGTTCACCCCGAAGGAGCCCTCGTGACCACCCTGAGCGCCACCGCCAAGCGGGTCCTCAAGCTCCTGCAGGAAGACCCCAGCACGCGAGCGCTCCGCTGGCAAGACGGCTGCTACCGCGTCGTCAAGCTCGGGCTTGGCAAGCCCGTCGTCCCCGTGCGGTACGCGTCCAGCACCGCCGAAGCGCTCTGGCGAGCCGGGTACATCGCCAGCGGCGACGGCAGCATGAACGGCCACACGCTGTAAGCCACCTGCGGGAGTTCATGTACGAGGGCCACCAGGGCTGGGGCTTCGCGTTCCCGTGCGACGCCGATGGCAAGGTCCTGCTGGACAAGCTGCCCGAACCCGCGCGCGAGAACTACCACGCGTGCCTCGCGGGCGCCGTCGGCGGCACCCCCGTCGTGGACCAGGGCGTGCGCGCGATGCACCAGACGGTTCACGAACCCGCCGTCGTCCGTTGCGAGTGCGGCAAGCGCGTCACCATCCACCGGCACTCCTGGATGGGCGCGGGCGAGTGCGAGCGCTGCCACCGCTGGTACAACACCGCGGGGCAGGAGCTCAACCCGCCTGCGCAGTGGGGCGAGGAAACCGGGGAGACGTTCTCGGACCTGCTGCAAGAGCCCGACTGGTAACCCAAGCGCATCGCGTAGGATAAGGTCACGCCGCTGGAGGGCGTGACCCCATGCCGAAGGCTACCAAGACCACCATCGACCCCATCCTGTACGAACCGCCGACCGTGACCGTCAACGGGGTCGAGTACCCCCTGCGGCGCCTGGGCCTGCGGGACGTGTTCCTCGTGAGCCGCATCCTTGGGCGCGGCATCGCGGTCCTCACGAGCGGCGAGGAGTTCCACCCCAGCCAGGTCCTGCAAGTGCTGCTCACGAGCCTCACGAGCAACGAGGACGAGGTGCTGAAGCTCCTGGCGAGCGTCCTGAGCATCAAGCGCGAAACGCTCGAGGACCCGACCGTGTTCCCGATGAGCAGCATCATCACGGTCGTGGAAGCCCTGGCGCAGCATCAAGACCTCAAGGAGTTCCTGGGAAACGTGCAGGCGCTGGCGACGCGCCTACCGGAGATGCAGACACGCTCGGACGCGTGACGCTGCTCCTGCGGCAGCACGGCGGGTACGCCAGCGCGACTGACGAGGACTTGCTCACGATGCCCTACGCGCGGTTCGCGCAAGCGACGCGCTTGGCTGCGGACGCCAGCGTGGAAGCGCAGCGTGGCCGCATGACGGTCGCGGCGTTCGTGGGTTGGCAGGTGCGCTCGGCCGTGAGCATGAGCACCAAGCGACCGCCATCGTTCCAGCAGTACCTGCGGCAGTTGGGCTTGCCTGTCGGGCCGAGCGCGTCCGCGGAGCAGGTTCGCGCGGAGAAGGCCCGCGCCGCGAGCAACGTCGAGCGAGTGCGCGAAGCATTCGCCGCTGGCCGCATGAGCAAGGCAGACAGCGGGTAGGCTGAGGCGTGAACGCCTGGACGCTCCTGGGTAGCATCGGCCTGGATTCGTCGGCCTTGAAGCGCGGCTTGTCGGACGCCAAGCGGCAAGCGCAAGCGAGCTCCAAGCAGATGGAACGAGACATGGGCGGCGCCGTGGGGCGCATCGAGCGGCGCCTGAACGACCTGGGTCGCGGCATGCAAGCCGTCGGCAAGAACATGAGCCTGTACGTGACGGGCCCCATCGTGGCGGCGGGCGCCGCAGCCGTGACGGCTGCCAGGCAGCTGGGCGAGTACAGCGACGCCATCATCGACGCCAGCGCCATGACGGGCTTGAGCACCGACCGCTTGCAGAGCTTCGAGCACGTGGCGCGCACGGCTGGGGTGTCCACGAAGAGCCTGACGAACGCGGCGATGGCGTTCCAGCGCCAGCTGATGATTGGCGGCGACGAAAGCAAGAAGTTCACGAGCAGCCTGGATGCGCTGGGCGTCAGCCTTCGCGACGGCACGGGCGAGCTCCGCACGATGGAAAGCATGTTCCCCGAGGTTCTGGCGAAGCTCGCGGACATGGAATCGGGCACCGAGCGAAACGCCATCGCGCTGGCAACCCTCGGGCGTGGCGCGGGCGAGCTGATACCCGTGCTGGAGCTTGGGTCCGCTGAGATTCAGCGCCTCTCGGACGAGGCGGCCTCGCTCGGTCACGTGCTGGACATCGACACCCTGCGCGCCGCGAATGACGTGCGCATCGGCATGGAGAACATGACCGCGCAGCTTCGCACGGCTGGCCGCAGCATCACGGTGAGCCTGCTGCCCGTCGTCATGGAGCTTGTCGAGGCGTTCACGGCGCGCGTGGTGCCTGCCGTGCAGAAGGTCGCCAACACGGTGTCGGGCCTCATCGACTGGTTCAAGGGCTTGAGCGACTGGCAGCGCACGGCGCTTGGTGGGCTAGTCGGGGCGCTCGCGGCGACTGGGCCGCTCCTGATGGGTCTAGGAACGCTCCTGCGGCTCCTCAGCAACGCGCGCACTACGGTGCTTGCTCTGAAGGCCGCCTTGGTGCTCCTGAGCGGCCCTGGTGGCGTCCTGGCGGTCATCGGTGTAGCTATCGGCGCGCTCGCGTACGCGTGGAAGAACAACCTTGGGGACATTCAGGGCATCACGAAACGAGTGATGGAGCAGGTGCGCCCGCTGTTCGACGGGTTGCGCGAGACGTTCGGCAAGCTGACGGAGGCGTGGAACGAGTTCGCGCGCGTCCTCGGCGAGACCGCCACGCCGCTGCTGAGGTCCCTGCAGGAAGCGTTCGGGCGGCTTCTGGGGAACCTCTCGGAAGCCTGGACTCAGGTCGGCGACGACGTGGTGCGAGCCCTCACGTGGCTGGTTGAGAAGAGCGTCATCGCCATCGAGGGCGTTCTCGCGGCCATCACGACCATCATCAGCGCGGGCGCGAGCGTCATCGAGAACTGGGAGACCGTGACGTTCTGGTGGCGCGAGATGCTGGACGGGATGGGGTACATCGCGCAGCAGTCTGGCGTCGTGATTCTCGAGGCCATGCGGGTAGCGAGCTTGCAGACGCAGCGAGCGTTCTCGGTCATGTTCGAGGCGCTGGAAAGCGGCTTCGCGTTCATCATCAACGCGGTCGTGGACGGCGTGAACGTGATGGTGGACGGCATCAACTCGGCGTTCGGTTGGACTGGCGTCGAGGTCGAACGCGTGCAGGGCGTCGTCATGACCGCGTGGGCAGAAACGACCGATGCGCTCGTTGCGGGCGTTGACGAGTCCCGGCGCCGTCTTGCTCAAGCGCAGAGCGAAATCGGCAGCGAAATCCGCCACCTGCGGTCCACGACCGTCACGACCATCGACATCATCCGTCGCGGCATGGCTCGCGGCGTGACCGCAGTCGAAGCCGTGACCGAAGCCGCGGAAGAGGCGGGCGTCGCGGTCGAGGACCTGCTTGAACCCGTGGGCTTGACGGTCGAAGAGCTTGAAGCGATGGGGCCAGCCGCCGAAGTCGGCGTGCAGGGTGCTGCTGACGCCATCGAGCAGGAGCTCGTGGATATGCTCAAGGAAACCGAGAGTGATTTTACTTTGGATCATGTCCGGGACGTTATTTTTCACGAGGAGGATAACGACGACATGATGAAAGTAGTGGCGATGTTTGATCGTGGCGGAGATGCTTCGGAGTTGAGTAATGTGCTTGAGCTAGTAACCGATGCCTGGAATTACTTTCCGCACGAGGTACTCGGTGGTATCTCTCCGGCCGAGAAATTATTAGAGCATCATAAAAAAACTAGAAAATAAAATTATGGCAAAACATAAATTATCATTGCAATATCTGGCAAAAAATATCTCTATCGTTATTGGCCTCGTTTTGATTTGGCGCGGCATCTGGTATATATTAGACGGCTTTGATAAGTAGATTTTTGGCGGTAGTCATACATGGACGGCCTTGGGTGGTATTGTTGTCGGTCTGCTTATTTTGTATTTACCAGACAAGGATTTAAAAGAAATTGAAAAACTATAA